GTCCTATATTAAAAATAATATTAAGGATATGTCGTATGAAAATATTGCTACAGTCTTGGACCGAGACCCCAAATCGGTCCTACTGTGGATCAAACAAAATGTGGGGATCAACGCTAGCGACCGTAAAGAAGTCGAAGCTTTGAACGAGCTGAAGCAAAAGGCTTACTGGCGCGATCTTGAGGGGCAATTCACAGAGGACGAGCTGGAGATGTTTTTATTCCACTGGAAAAAAATGTGGTCGCAGTTCAGAGAAGACGTGTTTCACACTGAAGAAATTCAAATTGTGGATACTATTAAATTGGAAATTCTTATGAATCGCTGTTTAAAATCCCAAAATGAAAATATTAAAACCCTCTCCAATATGGAACAAATTATTATAGAGGAGAAGAATCAGGATAAAGATCTTATTGACTGGGATTTAGTTTTGAATCTGGAGCGTCAGTCAGCAGTTCTAAGGGCGTCCCAAGAAGCCCTCTCGCGAGATTATAAAGATTTGCAGACTAAAAAATCAGCAATGATTAAAGATCTTAAAGGTACTAGAGAGCAGCGCATTAAAGCTATCGAGGATAGCAAAATAACTTTTGCGGCTTTAATTAAGAAAATTATTCTCGATGGGGATTTTAGACATGATACGGGCATCGAAATGGAAAAGATGCGACTGGCCATGGATATTGAAAGGGACCGATTATCAGAGGCCCATGTGTATGAAGATGGTATTACGGACCAACCTTTTTTAACAGCGGAAACAGTGGAGTGAGGACAAAATTATGAAGACAGCAGTAATTACAGGAATCACAGGACAAGACGGCAGCTACTTAGCAGAGTTGCTTCTAAAAAAGAAATACAATGTACTGGGGATATACCGCAGAACATCCCAACCTAACTTTCATAGGCTTGCAACTTGTATTAGCAGTAAAAAGTTTACCCTTATTGAAGGTGACTTAACTGATGAGGGCTGTTTATATCGCTTATTAAATGATTATGATGTTGATGAGTTTTATAATCTGGGCGCTCAGTCACATGTTAAAACTTCATTTGACCAGCCCGGCACAACGTGGGATATCACAGCTAAGGGTGTTTTGAATTGTCTTGAGGCGATACGCAATTGTAGCATAGGTACTAAGTTTTATCAAGCGAGTTCTAGTGAGATGTTTGGAAGGAACTACACAACTGTATATAATGATTTTGGTGAAGATCCAATAAAATTCCAAAATGAGGAAACCCCATTCTACCCACAATCACCCTATGCTATTGCTAAACTTGCGGGACATCATTTAGTGCGTAATTATCGGGATTCATACAAGATATATGCATGTTCGGGGATTCTTTTTAATCATGAGAGCGAACGACGAGGCGACCAATTCGTCACTCGTAAAATCACTAAGTGGCTAGGAGAATTTATAGCAAGTGGTAAAGATAAAAGATTTCCTAAGTTACGTCTTGGCAACCTTGATGCTCGTCGTGATTGGGGCCATGCGGAAGATTATGTCAAAGCTATGTGGTTGATGCTTCAACAACAAACCCCAGATGATTATGTCGTTGCAACTGGCATGACTTACACTATTAAAGAATTTTTAAAAGCGGCGTTCTCTTGTTATGATTTAGACTGGGAAAAGTACGTAGTTATTGATCCGGCTTTTTATCGTCCTGCTGAAGTTGACTTTTTAAGAGGAAACCCAAAAAAAGCCCAAGAAGAACTGGGTTGGTCTCCAGAAATATCCTTCTATAAACTTGTAGAAAGAATGGTGTCGCATGACGTGGCCGAAGCGCAACTATCAAGATCCTCACTTCAAACAGTTTAGGTCTGAAGTATTAAAGCGGGATAAGCACACATGTCAAATGTGTAAAAGTAAAAAGCGTAAAGAGTTACAGGTCCATCACTTAAACCGATGGGCCGACTCTCCCAGTCTTAGATATGAAACTAAAAATGGTATATGCTTATGTAAAACTTGCCATAAGTCTATTACTGGGTTTGAACAATGTTATGAAGCATACTTTTTCGAGATAATAAAACGAAATGAAAAAAGAACCTGAATTCACTATTATTAAAGATACTAGAGAACAAACTCCTTGGCTGTTTGATTTTGAGCATACGGTTGCTGAAGAAATAGGCACAATTAAAACGGGAGACTACACCATCAAGGGGCTAGAGGACAAAATATGCATTGAAAGAAAAGGGTGCATAGAAGAGTTTGCTAATAACCTAGGCAAAGAGTATATTAGGTTTAAAAAAGAAATGATTCGAATGGATGAGTTTGAACACGCCTTTGTCATTTGTGAATTTCCACTTAGAGACCTGATAGAATATCCATTTCATAATCATAATACTAAACTGCAACAAACTTCAAAAATTAGTGGTAACTATTTATTAAAAGTAATACTTGAGTTGCAGATAGAACATAAAGTTAAAATTATGTTTTGCGGAAATAAATTTTACGCTATGAAAACAGCCCTATCATTAATGAAGAGAATCAATGAGCGATATAATAGAAAAGAAACTTAAGGATGCTTGGTTAAATCTAGAAGTAGATGAGAATCAAATATTTAATCCGTTGGAATATATTTATGATATGTGTGGCGATGATAAGACACAAATCATGCAGAATCTGGCGTGGCTAATGACACGACCTGAGTACTTTTCGTTTGTATGTAAATATATATTTAATATTGAAATTTCTCCAATTCAGGCTTTAATTCTCCACGACATGTGGAATAGAAAATTCCCCATGTTGGTTGGTTCACGGGGATTTGGTAAGTCATTTATACTTGCATTATACTGTATGTTAAGGGCTTTCTTTTTACCCGAAAGAAAAATCGTCGTCGTTGGCGCTGCTTTTAGACAGTCAAAAGTTTTATATGAATACGCAGAAACAATTTGGAGAAACGCTCCTATACTAAGAGATCTCTGCGATCAAAATAGTGGTACAACAAGAGATGTGGATCGCTGCACTGTTCGTATCAATAGAGGGATTATTACATTCTTGCCATTGGGCGATGGACAAAAGATTAGAGGTCAGCGTGCTAACGATATTGTGGCTGACGAATTTGCATCTATTCCCCGTGAAATTTTTGAAAATGTTGTCGCTGGTTTTGCTGCTGTTGCAAGTTCACCAATTGAAAAAGTAAAAGCTAGAGCAAAAGAAAAGAAAGCAAAAGAGCTGGGGATTACGCTTGATTATGTTGATGATAATCAGGACTTCTACAGATCCAATCAGATTATATTGTCTGGTACAGCTTATTATGATTTTAATCATTTTGCTGAATACTGGAAAAGATATCACGCTATTATCAAAAGTCAAGGAGATAGAGATAAGTTATCTGAAGTTTTTGGAAGCGAAGCCCCGGAAGACTTTAACTATAAGGACTATGCAATATATAGAATCCCAGTTGAACTTCTTGCTGCTGGATTTATGGATGAGGGGCAAATTTCTAGATCTAAAGCTACAGTTCATGCTGGCATTTTCCAGATGGAATATGGGGCATGTTTCTCTACTGACTCTAAAGGATTTTTCAAACGCAGCTTAATTGAATCTTGTGTATGCTCAGAAAAAAAACAAATTGTACTTTCGGATGGAGAAGTATTCTTTGAGGCTAGTACTAGAGGCAACCCCAATAAACAATATGTAATTGGAATTGACCCAGCATCTGAAGTTGATAATTTCTCTATCATTGTATTAGAAGTTAACGAAACCCATAGAAGAGTAGTTTATTGCTGGACAACAACAAGAGAGAGGCACAGAGAAAGTGTAAAATCCCATGCTACCGAGGAAAATGACTTCTATAGCTATTGCGCTCGTAAAATTAGAAATCTTATGAAAATATTTCCAACTGTAGAGATTGCTATGGACCCACAAGGTGGTGGTATTGCAGTCATAGAAGCCCTACATGATAAACAGAGACTTAAAGACAACGAGATTGCTATATGGCCTAAAATTAATCCCGATAAACCCGCTTCTACAGATGATGAAGCCGGATTACATTTAATTGAGCTATGCAACTTTTCTAGCGCCCAGTGGACCGCTGAAGCAAACCATGGACTAAGAAAAGACATGGAAGACAAAGCAATTATATTTCCATTTTTTGACGCTGCAACTATAGGTTTATCTCTTGAAGAGGACAAGCGTAATAATAGAATTCATGATACTCTAGAAGATTGCGTTATGGAGATCGAAGAACTTAAAAATGAATTATCACTTATTGTTATTTCACAAAGTCAAAACGGGCGTGAAAGATGGGATACTCCAGATACAAGAAGCGGCAAGAAAAATAAACTAAGAAAAGACCGTTATTCAGCTTTAATTATGGCAAATCATGCTGCTAGACAGTTGAATACAAAAAAAATTAATATTGAATTTGAAAAAGATTATTACGACACAGTAGGCTTTGCTAACAGCGTTACAAATAATGTTGGGCAAGATTATTTTTCTGGACCAGCATGGTTTTCAGAAAATGCAAAATATTAAGCATGTCTGTGTATATTAATATAATTACCAATACCATTGTTTAAGGAACAATACTAATGAGCGAAATGTATTCTACGTGGGCAGACGATTCATCAAAAGAAAAAGCATTTGCGGATGCTAATCAAGCTTACGATAATAACTCTCCAGTACAAAGCGAAAAAGCTTTAGCTTATACATATAGATCATATATTGATATTGAACCAGATCGTTCAGTTCGTACTAGTATGAGCAGAAATGACTACTATCGCTTTCGTCCAGAAGAGGCTATGCCTACTAGACAAAAACGTATTATGAAAATGTGTATGGATGCTTATGATAGAGTTGGCATCATTCGTAATGTTATTGACCTTATGGGCGATTTTGCAGCGCAAGGAATTGATATTGTACACCCTAATAAATCAATCGAAAGATTTTATAAGAAATGGTTTCAACAAGTTAATGGCATCGAACGATCTGAAAGATTTCTTAATTATCTATATCGTACTGGAAATGTTGTTGTAAAAAGAAGAACTGCAAAAATTAATGCAGCCAAAGAAGAAGAGCTTAGAAAAGCTACTGGCGAAGTTGATATGGAGATAGTATCAACAAAATATCCCAAAAGAGAAATTCCTTGGGTCTATGACTTTCTTAATCCTCTTGCTGTTGATGTATTAAATTATTACAATGGAATGTTTATTGGTGAACCCAAGTATATTTTAAATTTATCTAAAACTACTTATGATTCATTCCAATCTTCCAACGTAACGATGAGAAATACATTCTCTAAATTGCCACCCGATATTCAAAAGCAGATCACAGAAGGCAAGAGACAGCTACCATTAGATCCAGAAAAGATTTCTGTATTTAATTATAAAAAAGATGACTGGTTGGTATGGGCTAATCCAATGATTTATGCGATTCTAGATGATCTTATCATGTTAGAAAAAATGAAGTTGGCTGACCTTGCAGCTCTTGATGGTGCTATTTCTACGATTCGTTTATGGAGAATCGGTAGTCTTGACCATAAAATTATTCCAAAGAGAGATGTTATCAATAAGCTTCGTAATATCTTAGCTTCTAATACTGGTGGTGGTACTATGGACTTGGTGTGGGGTCCAGAGCTAGACTTTAAAGAGAGTGAATCTCAAGTTTATAAATTTCTTGGAAATGAAAAATACCAACCTGTCTTGGCAAGTATTTATGCTGGTTTGGGTATTCCTCCAACATTAACAGGCGCTGGAGGAGCAAGCGGTGGATACACTAACAATTATGTATCTTTAAAGATGCTTATTGAAAGATTAGAATACGGCAGACAAGTCTTAAGACAATTCTGGGCAAAAGAAATTGAAATTGTTCAAAAGGCAATGGGTTTTAAACTCCCAGCTCAAATTAGATTTGATTCAATTATTCTTTCCGACGAATCTGCTGCTAAACAACTTCTTATTAACTTAGCTGACCGTGATATTATTTCAAATGAAACTATTCTTGAAAGATTTGGCGAAATGCCAGACATTGAAAAGGTTAGAGTTCGTAGAGAAGAGCAATCACGTAGAAATGATGTCGCAACTCCAATGAAAGCTAGTCCATATCATAATCCAAATATTAGAAATGATATCGCTAAAATTCTTGTTACAAAAGATAGTTTGGGTGATGAATTCTATTCAGATGAATTAGATCTACCAAAGACAGATCCTCCAGCTCCACCAGCTCCAAAAATAGGAGGAGGAGGACAAAGCGGGTCAGATCCAGCTCCATTAAAATCAAATCCTCAAGGCGGCAGACCTCTTAGTAAAAAGGATGCAGTCAAGAGAAAGCAAAAGGTGGTCTTGCCAAAAACTGGTGAGGGTGCAGCTACTCTATGGGCTTATAATATTCAAAAATCTATTGCAGATGAAATAACTCCTATGATGTTGTCTTTCTATGAAAAGAAAAATGTTCGTAGTTTGACTAAGGCTGAGTTTGATCAATTAGAATATCTAAAGTTATGTTTACTTACGGGTATTGAACCATTTATGGAATTGTCTCCAGAAATTATTAAAGAATTGATTGACATGAATCATAGACCCTCTCAAGCTTTTATAAATAAAGTTAGCGATGAATTGGATAACTTTGTGTATTTAAATACAAGAAAGCCAACTGTAGATGAGATGAAATATATTTACGCCTCAGTTTATGTAGATTTGGCATCAGTAGAAGTCTAGTGTGTATATTCATATGAGGTATAATACATGCAAATATTTAAATCAGAGATAAAAGACGGGATTGGCGAATTAGTAAAGAGTAGTGCTGCTATTGCATTCTGCTCTCAAGCTATGCCATATATTCCAAACGAAAAAGAAATAGTGCTATCCAAAGCTATTGCAGACAATGCAAATCAAGTAGATTTGTATTATATTAAATCTATATTAGCTAGCGCTGGATGGAATAAAAACGATGATGTTTTTGATTCTGCCGAATTATGGAATGCTAGAGCGACACCCGAAGATAAGCAATTCAACTATATGCACGATGAAAAAGATATCATTGGACATATTACTAGTTGCTACGTGACTGATGGTGATGGGAATAGATTGCCGGATGATATCAATCAAGACAGTCAACTTCCAACAGCTTTTGATGTTACAATTGGTTCTGTTTTGTATACTAGTTGGTCTGATAAAAATTTAAAAGATCGTATGCAAAAAATCATTGCTAATATTGAAGCTGGGCAAATATGGCATGTGTCTATGGAGTGTCTATTTCCTGCTTTTGATTATGCGCTTATTGATTCCAAAGGCGAACAAAAAATTGTTAGAAGAGAAGAAGCTTCTGCTTTTCTTACAAAACATTTAAGAGCTTATGGCGGCAAAGGCGAATATAATGGGTATAAAGTAGGTAGACTTTTACGTAATATTTCTTTTTCTGGTGTTGGTCTTGTTCAAAAACCCGCTAACCCTCGTAGTGTAATTTTAAACAAACAACAT